GCATTTCGGGCCAAAACCCCAATTTTCTGCCAACCCCTCCCAAAAACTGCCAACGCTTGACAAATTTTGCAATATGCCTAAATATGTGCCCAATAAAATCAAAGCCATCCAGGGAACGCTTCGAAAACATCGCGCTCCGAAAAATGAACCAGAGGCGGATTTACCTTCAATCCCTCAACCCCCCGACAATTTAGGCGAAGCGGGCAAAGCGCTATTTGTTCGCACATGCGCGAAATTGGTTCAGCTTAACATGTTGACCAATGCAGGAATACCCCAAATCGAGCGGTATTCGTTTGCATATCAGTTGTGGATTAACGCAAATTCACAGCTAAAACCCGACCAAATGGCCCTGGACGCAGGTAGCGCCCGCACGTGGTTCAATATATTGAAGGACAGTCATAAGATGATGCAAGAGTTTGAGGATAGATGGGGGCTATCACCGATGAGCCAAAACAAGGTGCAATGGGCGAACGTTGAAAAGAAAGAGGCAAAAGAAGAAGACGAATTTGATTTAGTATGACCTTGAAAAAGCAAAAGCGAATATATGACCAGGCCAAAGGCGAGCGCGTTGTGCGCTTTATCGAACGCTTTTGCAAGCACTTGCACGGCGATTTAGCAGGCAAACCTTTTATGTTGGAGGAATGGCAGAAACGCGATATTATCTACCCGGCCTTCGGCACTATGAGACCCGACGGATACAGGGAAAAGCGGTTTTGTTACGTCGAACTGCCAAAGGGTAACGGGAAGTCTTTTCTGTTATCCGCTATCACTTTATACATGGCCATTGCCGACGGTGAACATAATGCGGAGGTGTATTGCGTTGCAGGGGATCGGGAACAAGCCCGTATCATCTTCGACACATGCCGCGAAATGATAGCCGCTGACCCTACCCTATCAGCCGCTTGCAAGGTATTCAAGAACTCGATAGTTCACACCAAAAGCAGTTCGACGATTAAGGTAATATCAGCCGAGGCGTATTCAAAACACGGGTATAGGCCTTACGCAATCATGTTCGATGAATTGCACGTGCAGCCCAACCGTGAACTATACGACACGCTGACCCGCGGCATGATTAAGCGCTGGAATAGCATGTGTTGGATGATTACAACGGCAGGGGTAAAGAATACGTTTGCCGAACAGATACACGATGAGGCCGAGCTAATCCGACGCGGCAAAGTCAAAAACCCCGCATGGCTACCTGTGATTTACAACGCATCGCAGGACGATGACCCTTTCGACCCATCAGTATGGGCGAAGGCTAATCCAGGCATGGGCAATATCATAGACGCGGAAAACTTCGCCCTGCTTAGCAACGAAGCCAAAAGCCAACCGTCGGCGCTAAACTCTTTCAAACGTTTGCACCTCAACATCTGGACGGGTGCGACCGAAAGCTGGATACCGGGCCACGTGTGGGATAAAAACGTTAAGCAGATACCGGAAGAAGAACTGCAAATGGCAGAACTGTTTATGGGCCTTGACTTAGCCAGTACGCAGGACTTGAGCGCCCTGGCCTACCTTTGGAGGTTGCAGGACGGTACTCTGTATCTGAAAGTTACGACCTATTGCCCTGAAGAAACGATACACGACCGCGACCGCAAAGAAAACGCCAATTACTTAGCATGGAACGACGAAGGATGGATAAGCGCAACGCCTGGTAACGTGCAAGACCTGGAGACGATACGCGGGGATATCCTTCGAGCAGCCGGGCAATACACATTGCAGGGCCTTGCTTTCGACCCCTGGACAGCGGACAATTTCGCAGCCGAACTGTACACCAGAAACAGCATACCTGTAAAGAAATGCCAGCAAAGCCTTAGCAACCTATCCGAACCCTCAAAGTATTTCGAGCAGTTGACCGTCGGCAAAAAGCTATTTCACGACGGCAATCCGGTGGTGGCATGGAACTTGGACAATACGCAGATTTTCCGAGACAGCAACAACAACATACGACCGCACAAGGGCAAAAGCAAAGGCAAAATTGACGGTATTATGGCAGCCGTGAACGCGGTATGGGCAATGCAGGAGTATGACAAAGAAAACCCTACCTTTGATATTGGCAACATGATAAGCTACTTCTGATGGATGAACTAAAACAAGTGAAACGCCTGTACTCATTTCGTGGGTACTTTGAATACTACTTTGAGATTTTCCCGAAGTATAACAGCGGCCTGGCAGCGTATGAGGCTATCGAACGGGAGTTCTACGAATTGTTTGGGGCTAATCGGTATGCTGACTATGGGATATTCCGGGTAATGCGACGGCGCTATGTTGTGCTTTTGCAGGTTGAAGCTAAAAGAAAAAGCAAAGTAAAGAGATAGGTTTTATCGGTTTTTAAAAGTGGTTTTCGCCCTGCCTTTTCGGTGGGGCTTTTTTGTTTACTTTGTTAACACTTTTCTACAAAAAACCCTTGCACCTTTGCGCCGTGGCTAACATCTTTACACGGACTTTACAGCGGATATTTCGCAGCAAGATTTCCAACTTAGGCCCTGCTAAGGATTGGACGTTGTGGCAATCTTTACTTGGCAACATCGCTGGCAAAGAGGTTGCTGTAACGGGCAAAACTATCCTCTCAATCCCCGCTTATTTCCGTGCAGTTGACTTGATAGCCACGCAAATGGCCTCGCTGCCTTTCAACGTCTATACCGTCGCATCAGACGGGAGCATCCAGGAGGCGCGCACCAACCCGGTTTGGCGGTTGTTGAACTTCCGTCCTTCCCCGGAGTACGATTGCTTTTCATTCATGGAGGCGGTTGTTCGCACTATCCTGACCGGAAACAAAGGATATGGCCCTGGTAACTGCCTAATCGAAATCATCCGCGACAATCGCGGCGCGGTCGCCATGTTCGATATTGTTGACGAACCGTATCAACTCATAGAACTGGAAACGGGCATGTTCTACATCATCGGCGAAAAGGCCTACCCTATTGCCGATATCATCCACTTGAAGGCCTGGACACGCGACGGCGAAAACGGCGAAAACCCGCTGAACCTGCTCAATAGCACTTTTAAGCGTGGTATATCCGAACTGCTAACGTATAGCGACTTTTACAAAAATGGTGCTTCTATATCCGGTATCCTGGAGACGGATACCCCTTTGAACTTGGCACAACGCAAAGAACTTGAGGAAAGCTGGAACAAAAACTATGCAGGCATTGCCAACCAGGGCAAAACAGCCCTGCTATCCCACGGGGTAAAATATAAAAGCATAGGCACACGCCTTGACAGTTCCGACCTGCAAAGCCGCAAAATGACCGTTGAGGATGTTGCTAATATCCTGGGTGTACCTCTCCCCTTGCTTGCAGCATCCGACGGAACACCCCTCAATAACCTGGAAGTACTTAACCGCTTGTTTGTGCAATACACTTTGCGGGCATGGTGTAAGCGGTTTGAAAGCGAGTTCAATTCTAAGTTGTTTGGGTACAATCAAACCGGATTAACCTTTGTGCGCTTCAACCTGGACGGACTTTTGCGAGGCGATACACGAAGCCGAGCTGAATATTACACCGCGCTTTACAATATCCGAGCGATCAGCCCCAACGAAATACGCGCACTTGAAAACATGAACCCGTACGAGGGTGGCGATGTGTTCGGTATGCCACTTGCATCCAATAGCACAGACGCAGGCGCACAAGGCACACAGGCAACGGATACGCAAACCCAAACCCAATAGCCATGCCATACGATAACTACCCACAAGCTGCCACGAATAACGCAAAGCGGGCGTTGAAGCACCGAGACGAAAACGGCAGCGATTGCGGTACGGCGGTTGGTTGGCAGCGGGCTAATCAGTTGGCAAGCCGGGAGACGATAAGCCATGACACGGTTGTAAGGACGTATTCTTTTCTTAGCCGTGCAAAGGTGTACGACACAGGAAGCTACACCGACGCAGACGGCAACGAAGTGTGCGGCAGCGTGATGTACGACGCATGGGGCGGCGATGCAATGTTAGAATGGGCTAAAAAAACAGTAAACGAAATGGAAGAAAAGCAACTGCCGACCGAAATAGAGCGGCGCACATATAAACTCGAACTCCGGGCTATGCCCGAAGGCCGTACCGTCGAAGGCTATGCGGCTATTTTCAACGCATCCACCGACTTGGGGGGATACGATGAGGAAATAGCAGAGGGTGCTTTTGACGGCGCGGATGATACGGACGTAGTTGCGCTGTTTAATCACGACCCTAATTTCCCGCTGGCCCGTACCTCAAATGGTACGCTGGAATTAGAGGTTGACGGCAAAGGGCTACGATACCGTTTTGAAGCACCGGATACGACGTTTGGCAACGACTTACTCAAGATGATACGCAGCGGGATTATCTCGCAATCTTCGTTTGCTTTCACTATCCGAAAGGATACCTGGACATATTACGAAAATGGCAGAAAGCCAAAGCGACGTATTGACCAGGTAGATGTACTTTATGACGTTTCCCCGGTAACATATCCGGCGTACAAACAAACGAGCGTAACCGCACGGGCATTACAAGCACAATCAACGCCACAAGGCGTAGCTGATAAAGACTTCCCGCAACTGCTTGCGGATATTCTACAACTTAACAAACAAAAAGCATGAAGCGCAGCGATGAATTGAAGCAGCAGCGCGGGGCAAAGATGGACGAATTGACGGCCATTTCCGCACAGGCTGCCAATGCGATGCTGACCGAGGAGCAGCGCAGCAACGCCTTGAAACTGAAAGGCGAAATCCAAAACCTCGACACGGATATCCAACTGGCCGAAGCCGCCGAAGCTGAACAAGCACGTCAGGCTGTAACGGTATCCCGTGCAAAGCAGCCCCAGGCCACGCCGGAACAAAAGGCACAGGAACAGTACTCCTTCCTTCGCGCCGTTCGCATGGCAGCCTCCGGCAAAAACCTGGACGGCATCGAAGCCGAAATGAGCCAGGAAGCGGAACGCGAGTTCCGGGCGGCAGGCATTACCCCGACGGGCAACCTCTACATTCCCACAATGCTGACCAAACGCGGGATGCACAAGCGAGACATGACGGCAGGTACTACCACGGCGGGTGGGTACACCGTTCCCACTGAGTTGGGGGCGCTTATCCCGTTCCTTGACCCGCGTCTGGCGGTAATCAATGCGGGCGCTACTGTCCTGACCGGCCTGACGGGTAACATCGATTTCCCGCGCAACGACGCAGCTGCAACGGCGGTATGGGAAGGCGAAAACGACGCGAACGCGGAGACCTCTCCGACCTTCGACCGCATCCAGATGAGCCCCAACCGCCTGGGCGCGTTCACCGACATTTCCAAACAGCTGATGGTACAAAGTTCCATTGACGTGGAAAACTTTGTCCGGGAACGCCTCAACAACGCCATTAACGTAGCGCTCGATTACGCGCTGATTAACGGCGACGGCGCAACGCAGCTTATTACGGGTATCCTCAATACCAACGGCATCGGAAGCGTTGCCTGTGGCACGGACGGCGGCCCGCTGACCTGGGGTAAAATCGTTGACCTGGAAACGGAGGTTGCGGTTGACAATGCCGACTTCGGAAGTCTGGCCTACCTGACCACTCCGGGCGTTCGGGGCTACCTGAAGAAAACCGAAAAGGCATCCGGTACGGCGCAATTCGTTTGGATGGACGGGCCGACCCCGGCAGCCAACACAGCCCGCGTGGACGTGCTGAACGGATACCGCGCCTTTGTGTCCACTCAAGTACCTTCCAACCTGACCAAAGGACAGGGTACGAACCTTCACGCCGTCCTGTTCGGTAACTTCAACGAGTTGATTCTCGGCCAATGGGCGGGCCTTGACATCGTGATTGACCCGTACACGAGCGCAAAGAACGCGCTGATTACCATCGTGGTAAACTCCTGGTGGGATGCAGCGTTGCGCCACGCCGCATCAATGGCCGCAATCAAGGACGCAGACATCACCGACGCGGTGTAACTTATCTTTTTGCCGACATTCCTTAACCGGGCGGGGGCTTAAAACGCCCCCACTCACTCCAAAAAACAAAATACCATGTTCAGTAAGATTCTTGCATTTTTTGCGGTTTGTGCCGCTGTGGTTTTCCTGGCCTCCGCTGGTGAACCGAACGCGGACTATCAGACCTCCGCACCCTTCTACTCGTATTCGCTTTCCGACACGATTACGAACACGGAAAACGACACGGTAGAAATCCCTGCCCGCCTCGTGTCGGACTGGTCCGGCGGTTGGCATGTACAGGCTACGAGCCTATCCGGTACGGTTCAGCTTGCAAACACCGTCGAAGAATCGCTATCCTACAACGGTACGGACTGGGTAAGCGTGGATACGCTCAATAACAGCGCCGCAGGTACGAAAAGGGCCGAACAGGATAGGGTCTACGGATTCCGCCAACGCATCGTAATTGACGGCAGCGGCACACAAAGCACCCGCTATACGGTCTATTTCGTTGCCAAAAAGGATTAACGCATGATAAAAGTAAGGTTCTTGAAAAGCCCCACGGGGCGCTTCGGCCTTGCTTACTCTGCCGGGGATGTTGGGTATATGCCCGCATCCCTGGCAGAACAAGCGCAAAAAGAAGGCTACATTGAAATGTTGGGCAATCAGGGCGCAATCGAAACAGCAGATCGGCCGCAACAATACAAGAAAGTAGAAAAAGCCGTACGGCGCAAAAAATAACACATGGCAGGTTGGAAGGTAACGACCCCGGCGGCGGAATTGGTAATCAGCACCGCAGACGCAAAAGCATGGCTAAAGGTGGATACATCGGATGATGATGCACTTATAGCCGCGTTGGTGGCATCCGCAGCGGAGACCGCGCAAAATTACCTTTCGCAGGCACTGGTTACGCAGACCATAACGGAGACATTCGACGCATGGGGAGACGTTGCGCAACCGTCTTTGTTACGCCTTGCCATTCACCCGGTAATAAGTGTAACAAGCATAACGTACATTGACGATAACGGCGCAACGCAGACATTGGCAGCGAATCAGTATAACGTTGACCTATACGCAAAACGTTGCGTTATCGAGCCCGCGTATAACGTTAGCTGGCCTACTGCCAGGGTGCAACGCAACGCCATAACGGTAGTGTACCAAGCAGGCTACGGCTCTGCAACGGCCCTACCAAAGGACATTCGCACAGCGCTACTGCTCATGGTGGCAGATGGATACGAAAACCGTACCGACAGCATAAAGCAACTGCCGACCGCATCGAAATACCTACTTGACCGCGTAAACTATGCCTATCTGCTATGAACAAGAACGAGCGTATAGGCAACATGCGGGAGCGCATCACTATCCAGGTGGTTGCAGAAACGCAAAGCGGCACGGGGTATCCTGCCGAAACATGGACTACCTACGCAACGCGCTGGGCAGCGGTATCAGCAAAACCAACCGCAAACAAAGAGATGGAAGAAGCGGGGCAAAAGACGGCAACACAGGGCGTAATGTTTACGCTTCGTTACGATGCAAACGTAACACCAAAGCACCGCATACTGTACCGTAACAACTACTATGATATTGTAAGCGTAACGCCCGATGCGTTACGAATGCACATGGAGATAGAAACAGATTTTCGCAAATGATAGGAGCAGCGATATACGGCATTTTATCCGGCGCAACGGGCGTAACAAGCCTAATCAGTACGCGCATCTACCCGGACATTGCACCGCAAAATGCGGCCTACCCTTTTGTGATATACAGCATAGAAGGTACTGACCCATCCGACACAAAGGACGGTGCAAGTTCCCTGGACGTGGTAGAGTTCACGGTAGCGGTGTTTTCCGAAAGCTACGATAACATGGCAAGCATCGCATCAGCGGTGCGCACGGCCTTAGACGCAAAAGCCCCTGGAACTTACAGCGGCATCACCCTACAAAGCATCCGGTTTGCCGGACAGCAAAGCATGAACATGGAGATAGGCAAACACGTGTATGTAATTGAGCAAACATATAACGCACGACACCAAAGATGATAATCAAGATACTAAAGCCTTTTTGGAAGTGGAAACCAGGCGCTGAACCCGACGTAACGGAAGATTTAGGCTTCGACCTGATCCGTCAAGGCATCGCAGTTGAGGCTAACGACCAAACCCGGCGCGACTTACATGCAAAGCCCAAAGAGGAAACAGAACCCCAAAAGATAGAGGTTAACAACTTCTATGCCCCTGAAACGAAAAAGAAACGCGGTTTTTTCACGAATAAATTTTAAACAATGGCAAACGTAGTAAACGGAACTAATTTCCGCATATACGCCTCTGGAGTCGCCATCGGCGAAGCCACAAACTGCTCTATGAGTTTGACCGTGGAAACGCGGGATACTCTGACAAAGGATAACGTTGGAAGCTGGACATCTTCGGCGCTTGGCCGTCGTTCCGGCACACTCACATCGGAAGGCCTTATTGCCTTTGACACGACCAATCAGGGCGTTGACGACCTTTTCACGCACTATGTGTCAGGCACAGCCCTTGAGGTGCGATTCCGGCAAACCTCCTCCTCGACCGCCGTACCGTATTGGGTATGCACGGCGTACATCACCAGTCTGGAATTTTCAGCAGCGGTCGAAGAAAACAGCACGTATTCTGCAACCTGGACAATTACGGGTGCGGTATCAATGGCATCTTAAAAATCATTAAGGATATGACGGCAAAACAGATTCAAACCGGGCGGGGGATGCTGCCTTTTTCTTGGGGCATGGCAGCCCTCACCCGCTTTTGTGAAGAAAACAACTTGACACTAAACGACTTTGCGCAACTTGAAAAAGAAATGCGCCCTACCCTACTCCTTAGCCTGATATGGCACGGATTTAAGGACGGACACAGAAAGGAGCGTAAAGACTTTGACCTTACTGTAGATGACATCGCCGACTTGATAGACGAATCGGAAGGACTAATGGAACGCTGCATGGAAGCCGTGGCGAACAGTATGCCCGGTGGCCAGGGAAACGGGAACAAGGCGAAGGCGAAGCGGGCCTAAGCCTTGAAAGTGTCTATAAATCCGCTATCCGGCATGGCATCGCACCTGCCGACTACTGGGAAAACGATTTGCGGCACATTGTTTGGGCGATAGAGGCCAATCACGCAGCAAGCGAAGAAGAAGAAAAAACACAATGGGAGCGCGTACGGTGGTTAGCTTGTACCATGTTGCAGCCACATCTGCAACGTGGGAAGAATTTAGCACCTACTGACTTGATACGCTTCCCCTGGGAGACCGAAAAAGCCCAACCAAAGGAAACGTTGAGCGAAGAAGCGAAGCAAGCGCTATACGACAAATGGGATTCCGAAGCCCGCGCAAAGTGGGGTAAATAGACCGAAATGCAAGCCAAAGTTAAAATCACCGGGATAGAGGAACTTAAAAAGAATATGCGTGGCTATCTTGACGAAGTAGGCACACGAAAAGAAAAGCAAAAAGTCCTTTTAGCTGGTGGTAAAGTTTTGCGCAATGCAGCGAAAAAAAAGATACCTAAAGCCGCGCAACCTCACTACTACTATGCGAAAGCTGGAAAAGTTGAAATAAAGCCTGGAAACCTTCGACAATCCATGTACGCTTTCAAGCAAAAAGATAGTAATGTATCGGTAGGCCCTCGCGTTATACGTCGCGTATCTGGTAAATTACAAACATTAGGCGAAAGCCCTAAAACATCTTCGGGCTTTTACGCCGCAATGCTTTACAAGAATGCAAAATCATTCAAAGATAAAGTAACCGACGCGGCGCTTACAAGTGCATTGACATCTATCAACAACGCCATGCAAAAGGCTTTCCAACGTATTCACCGCCAATGGGCTAAAAAGTACAAGTTCTGACATGGCAAATAAAATGAATACCGAGTTAGGCCTCGACCTAACACCATTTGAAAAGTCTCTTGTACGCCTTCAAAAGCGCCTGGGCGAACTATCCCGCAACCTTGAGGGCATAGGGCAAAGCATGACCCAAAACTTAACCCTGCCTATCCTGGGTATCGGTGCGGCGGCGGTGAAATCCTTTGCCGACTTTGATAAGTTGGAACGCGGCCTTACTGCCGTAATGGGTACAAGCGAAGCGGCGGCAGCTGAACTTGAAAAGTTGAAAGAGGCAGCACGTGCCCCTGGCCTGGGATTCGAGGAAGCGGTGAGGGGTTCTATCCGCTTGCAGGCCGTTGGGCTATCAGCGGATGAGGCGCGGGGTACTTTGCAGGCATTTGGAGCAGCCATAGCTGCCACGGGTGGTACAGCCGAAAACCTCGAATCGGTGCAATATCAGCTCACGCAGATGATTAGCAAGAACCGGATATTGCAGGAAGATTTCGGCATCTTGCAGGAAAATGTACCCTTGTTGGGTAAAGCGGTTCAGCAAGCCTTTGGAACGGCCAACATCGAACAAATACGCGCCACAGGCATCAGCGCACAGGACTTTAACAAACGTTTGGTAGAAGCCCTGCAAAGCCTGCCGGAAGTACAAAAAGCAACCGGGGGATTAGGAAACGCCTTCGATAACTTTACCGATAGCCTTAAATTTTCGTTGGGGGAACTTGGTAGGATAATCGCCGAAACGATAAACCTTGAAGGAATATTAAATGGGCTATCTGATGCGTTAGCAGCGGTGGTGGGGTGGTTCAAGCAGCTTAATCCGGGCGCACAAAAATTTGTCGTAGTCTTAGGTCTTATCCTGGCGGGGATCGGACCTGTATTGTTTGTGGCGGCAAAGTTGGTAGGGCTATTCAGCACCCTGTCAGCGGGTTTTCGGGTAATCATAGGACTTGGCCCTAAACTTGGTGCAGCGTTCACGGCTGCAACCGGGCCGATAGGCTTAACCGTTCTTGCTATCCTGGGCGCTATTGCAGCCGTCGCTGCCTTATACAACAAGTTTGAAGGAGTGCGCCGCGTGGTTAATGGTGTGGGGCAATCGTTCATAGAATTTGCAAAGCTGGCCAAAAATTCATTTTCGGCATTGATTGAAGGCTTTGCGCTGTTAAAGGAAGGCGAGTTCAAGAAGGCTGCAACGCAATTTGGAAAGTCTTTGCAGGTACTTGACCCGATTTCACAAGGCAGGGCTTTTGCCGTTGGATTTGCAAAGGGTTTCGAGGATACAACTAACTACCTTGAACCAACGGTTAAAAAGATAAAGGAGCAGGTACAAGGCGCGCAAAAGGCCCTGGGATTAGTTGGCGATACATCAGCGCCGTTTGATTTAACATCACAGGAAAAACCAAAGAAACAAAAGAACGTAAAACGCGAAACGTTTGATATAGCATTGCTTAGTAGGGAGGAAATAACTCTTACTAAAAATGAACTTGAAAAGTACGCTGAAACGATAAAAAAGGCACAAACAGATAGTGCACTTGCTACGCAACAGACTAACGACAGATTTAAGGATACACGCGATATATTATCACAAGTTGGATTAGCTGCGAATTCGACACGTGATTACTTTGAAAAAATGGACGTTGCTGCCTTAGCTGCGGTAGAAGAAAAGCTAAAACGCGCAAAAGAGGCATTGGATAATTTCAATACATCGGCACAACAAATTGTGGAAGGCGCACTTGAAGGGCTTGCAGTTGGCTTTGGGGAGTTCCTGGGTAAAATAGCGGATGCACCTTTGACGTTGCGCGGACTTATCGGAACTATTCTTATACCTATTGCGGATGCACTTATCAATCTTGGTAAACTTGCAGTTGCCACAGGTATAGCGGTTGAAGGTATAAAGAAGGCTTTACAAACCCTAAACCCTATTGCCGCAATAGTTGGTGGCGTTGCGCTTATTGCGCTTGGTAGTTTTGTCAAAAGCAAAGCAGCAAACCTTACCAAACTCGCAAAAGGTGGATTAGCCTTTGGCCCTACCACGGCAATAGTAGGCGATAACCCCGCTGCCAGGACTGACCCCGAAGTAATTGCACCGCTATCAAAGTTGAAGGACTATCTAAACCCCGGAGGCGGGGCAATGATAGCGGAGGCCCGTATATCGGGTAATGACTTGCTGATATTAGTGAACAACGCAGAACGCGCTAACAACCGGATACGCTAATGGCAGCACGTTTCCAACAAACATTTTACACGGAAAAAGGCACGGCAATAGGTGTAACCATTGACGATAGTTCTTTTTCCTCTGCAAGTAGCCCGTCGGGGTTCAGCCTAACGGATTTGCAGATAGTTTGGCGTGGAGACGATTCAAAAGAACGCTACTCCCCTATCATTGGTAGCGAATGCAAGTTTTCTATAATAGTCAACAACGACGCACTCAATGACTTCATAGAGGATTTGGTGATAGCACCGGAAGGCAGATTTACGGTTACGGTATCCACAAACGACGGGTTCAGCGTTATTACGCGGTGGGTAGGTTACATTACCACCGACCTAACAAGCATCGAAGATGTACCCACCGACCTGGGATATATCGCGAATATTAGCTGTGTGGATGGCCTGGGCTTCTTGAAGGGGGTGCAATACGGCACGATACTAAACAACCCATATAGCGGCAAAGAAACCATTGTACAGCACGTTTTGAACTGCATCAACAAGCTATCATTTATTAGTCTGTATTACGGTACGAATACTAACGTAGTGCTTCGTACGTTGGTGAATTGGCATGAAACAACCTGGACATATAGCAGTAGCAAAGACCCTTTAGCAAACACCCGCGTGGCGCACACGGCATTTTACTATGTGGACAACAAGGGTAACAACAAACTGAAAACGTGCTACGAAGTTTTAGAGGCGATATGCCTGGCATGGGGTGCTCGTATCGTGTTTTCGGGCGATTCTTTTTGGTTGATGCAAGTCAACGAACTTTCAGCGGCAACATCAAAGACGGTGTTCACGTACAAAAGCGACGGTTCGGCATCCACCGAAAGCAGCGTTGATTTGCGGCTGGAAAACGCGCAATTAAGTCCAGGAACTACCGATTTGATACGGTTTGGCGGCGGATACTTTCAGTTCTTCCCACCGCTGGAACTTGTTACAGTTGACTACAACCACATCCAAAGCCGCAACCTGTTAGCGGGAAAGACGTTTTTGAACGGCAGTCCTGTAAGTGTTACCCCAACGGACGAAATAGACGGAAGCCCTGGAACGGTTGCGCTTAATTACTCCGCTATCCTTCGCACGGTTACAGACTGGCAGGCGCTTACGTTCGATAACTTCTTCTTGCAGTTCAGCATCAAAATAGAGATAGGAGGCTACTTCTTAAAAGGTGGCGTTGCGGGCGTTTCACCGGAATGGACTACGACCAATACCGACCGCTACTATATCCTATCCCCTATCATTACCCTGGAAGAACTTACGCAGGTGTTCAGCGTTAGTTTTCTTACCCCTCCTATACCGTCTGGCGTTGTGGGAACATTGACTTTTAC